AAGATTATATGAATTAGATAAACCTTTTATAGTAATATTACCTATCTCAACTTTATCTCAAATACAATTCAAAAAATATTTTACAGACAAAATACAAATTATTATTCCAAAGAGAAGAATACAATTTATGAAAAATGAAGAGCAGTTAAAACGCAGTTTTTTTGATGTTATTTATTATTGTTATAAATGTGATTTACCAAAAGATATAATCTTCCTATAAGGTAATGACCGAAGAAGATACCACTTCTACATGGACTACTGATATAATTGGTATATTAGAAAAGATACGGATTAATAGCGTCAATTTCTCACAGCATCATAAAAGGAAATACTTTTTCTATAAGAATCTGCAAAAGTGGTTCCGTTTGCCGACTATATGCTTATCAGCAATTGCTAGTGTGGGATCAGTAGGACTTCAATCATATATAGAACAATCTCATATATCAGCGTTAGTCTGTTTTTTGTCTCTATGTGTTGGAGTGCTTAATTCTATAGAATTATATTTAAAGATTACAGATAATATTGAGAATGAACTAAATAATAGTAAAGCCTATTATACTCTTGCGATTGATATTGAGAAAACACGAACACTTACAGCAAAAAACAGACAGATAAATGCGATCAAATATCTTGATTCTAAATACTCCACCTTTCAAAAACTTACCGAACAATCTAATCCCATGAGTAAAATGACTGATGTATTAGCTATTGTTCCAATAGTAAAGACAAGTATATTTAACAGAACCAAATCCAATAAAACAAATGATAGTAAAAGCAAAGATGATAATTCAATAGACAGCAACGAGCAAGTAAATATGGATACTTATTTAGAGACAAATGTCTAATATTAAGTTAGAATATAACTTAAAGACCTATCACTTATATATACATACAATGTTTGATAAAAGAGATTATCAAAAGAATTATATGCGTGAATATCGTGTTAAAAATAGAGACAAAAATTCTATTTCTAACCGAAAAGGAGCTACAAAATATTATCATTGGAACAAAATCAAGAAAGAATTTTTATCTATTGATACTAACTTATTTAGAATATAAAGAAAGGTTTATACTTATATATAGAATGAAACCATATTTAAGAATATCGTTTGTTAAGTATAGACAAAAAACAACGAATCATGATTATTTACATATGTGTATAGTTAAGCCAGATTATTCAAGAACTAGAGCTTATAGAGAAATTTATTTCTCACAGAGGTTTAATGTAAATATTTATTCTAAAACTTTTATGATTGATACGATAAACAAGCTAAAAGAAAAATATGAAGTTGATGAAGTAATCCTTTCATCTACAAAGAAATATCCCCATCAAGTGCCCGATTATTTTAAAGATATTTGTCTCTAAAACTAAAACAAAAAACTAACAAAAAACTAAATCAATTGATTATTTCTTTCTTTCTTTCTTTCTAAATTAGAGAGAAGAATAAATATTTTTTATAACAAGAGTTATTCTATAGAAATGATATATTAATATTATTTCTATTTGACTTTTGTTTTTTATACCTTTTTTATATTCTTTCTTTCTTTCTTTTAATAATAATAATAATAATAAGATAAGGATAAGGTATAGGTAATGTATAATAAGCACACTGGTTATGGTAACAAAAATATATATAATTAATTATCTTTATTTAATCTTTATTTGTTTCTTCCAATTCTTTCAAAAGAAAGAATATAAAGAATTAGTATATTATATATTAGAATGGTTCAATATGTTTGTGAATGTTGTAATCTATCTACAACTGATAAATCAAGATATACTAAACATCTTAATAGCAAGAAGCATAAGACAATGGAAGAACAAAAGGGAATAAGGGAATCTTCTTTAGAACAAAGATTACAAGGGGAATCTGACCTTGTTAAACAACAACAAGAAGAAATCCAACGCTTAAAAGCATATCAAGAAGTAGCAATGAATCAGATAATTCAACTTACAAAACAAGTAAAGCTAGAAGCAAGGGAAGAGAAAGCCCTACAACCAACAGCAATAGGTAAAATATCATTATCCATGACTAAATCTTATTTAAATAACGAGTCTGAAAAGCTATTTGAAGAACAGAACAATGAACCAGAGGATATTATGTCTATGAAGATTGAGAGCATTAGAAATATTATTCCATTTTTTAAGGTATATATGTTATGTAGAAAGAGTGGAAATTTAGATTCTCTTAAAGGATTTATAATCAATCATTTTAAGAAAGTTGATTATAAAATAGAAAATGAGACAATTATATTTTATGATTTAGATTTGGAAAATGATGATGAAACAAAACATAATGAAATCGTAGAACAAGATATTAACTCTTGTAGAAATATGAATACTATTCGTAGAGGATTACTTAAACAAATTGCTAGAAGCGAAGAATATTATAAATATTGGTGTAATCAATATAGAAGAAAAGATCAAGAAAAATATGATAACCTATCTATTCAAATGAATCAAACATTACATTATTCTGTTTTTGATTCTATAATAGAAGACAAGTTAATTGAGTTTATCAAGATTGTTTTTCAGTAGCTTTGAATGGTCTGTATTCTCCATGTTTAATATCAATAGGAGGGATTGTATTATCTATCAAAGCATTCTCTGCTTTAGAACTTTCAGCAAGGATTTTATAAATCTCATCATCAAACCCTGAATATTTTTCTCTATACCAATCCTCACCATAAGGTTCATATTGCAAAGAAGTCCAATCAACATTATCAATTTCTACTTCATCACCTGTATATTGTAAAAGACCCTTAAATTGTTGATGTAGCTCTTCCGCTGTGTGAGTAATCCATTGACCCTTATCATCATCTGTAATATCATTTATATTTTTAACCTTTTCTGCTCCATATTTCAAAAACTTTTGTTCCATTTCTTTAGAACATAATTCATTTTGAGACAAATCTTCTTCAAGAATTATTTTCATATATATATATATTAGAAAAAAAAAATATATTTACTATATATAATGGAAGAAACCAATGAACTACAACCTATAAGTGATAGTGAGAGTAGCGATGAAGAATTGCAAGTTGAATCCAAAATTGAGAAGCCTAAAAGGAAATATGTAAGAAAGCCACTTACCGAAGAACAAAAACAGAAAAATAAAGAACGAATGGCTCTTGTAAGAGCTTCTAAAAAAAATAGTAAATCAGAACCAGTCCCTAAACAAGCTCCTAAACCAGCTCCTAAACCAGAACCTAAACCTGTTGAACCTAAACTTGAACCTAAACCAGCTCCTGAAATGCCTAACTTTTCTAATACAGACATGTATTTAAGAATTTTAGAGAAAGCACTAGATAGAAATAAAGAACCAGCTCCTAAAAAAGAAAGAAAGCCAAGAGTAAAAAAAATAATTGAGGAAAAAGAAGTAGAGACAAAACCAAAAGCCAAACCAAAAAAAGAAAAGGTTGATACTAAAATTAAACCAATGGTTTTTGTTTAATATCATTATATATATATGAGCCTACAAATTAAGGAGCAAAATAATGATAAAATAATGATTCATAATTCTAGCAATAATTTAGATCAACAACTAGCCCAAGATATACCCAGTCCTCTCCCTAATTACTCTGGGTTCTGTATGGTAATTTGCGGACCAAGTGGGTCTGGTAAAACAACATTCATGTATTCAATAATGACTAAAAAAAAGAAAAATGGTATCAGACAAAGTTACAGAAAAGTTTTTGATAAGATTTATATAGTAAGTCCAACCATAGCCAATACCTCAATGAAGAAAGATCCGTTCAAAGATATTCCCAAGAATCAAGTTTATAGAACGCTTACTCTAGAACATTTAGAAGAACTTGAAGATAAAATAAAAGATAATAGAGAAGATGATACAAACTCTATTATTATATTAGATGATGTAGGTTCGCAACTTCGTAAGTCAGCAGCAGTAGAAAAAAAATTGTCTCAAATGGTTCAGAATAGGAGACACGATTTTACATCCTATGTGTTTTTAATACAAAAGTATAGGGACTTACAACCAGCCATTCGGTCTAATATGAGCCATCTTGTTTTGTTTAAACCAAAAACAATACCAGAAAGAGAGGCAATCGCGAATGAGTTATTTCCTTTTAAGAAAAATAAATTTGATGAATTGTTTAATCATATATATGAGAATGATGATAATTACTCCTTTATGTTAGTTGATTTATCATTGAAGAAGACAAATAAGTTTATCTTTCATAATAAGTTTAATGTTTTAGAGATAACAGATAATGAAACTGGAGTAGTCAATTAATATTTGTCTCATTATATAATATATGGAGCGTTACAAAAAACCAGTTACTAAAAAAAAGAAAAAGCGTGTTCCTAAACCAACTCAATCTCAATCACAAAAACAAGTTGTAAATATTAAGATTGGAGACACTAAAAGAAAATCCAAAAGAAAATCTAAACCAAAAGTATTTCAACAAGTTCAACCAGCTTTTGCTAGACAAGTGTTTCAAGTAGTATCAAGTAATGATCCACGACCAGATTTAGCTCCTCTAAATCCTACTGTTGCAAATAAATTAAATAATGATAATCTCATGGAGGTAAGAAGGAAACAGCAAGAACTAGTCAATAGTTCTGTTAAAATTAGAGGTCTAGAAACTGAACTAGATAGATTACGTGGTATTATTGATGAAGATGATAAGGATTTAGAAGTAGATGAAGCAGCGGTAAATTATTTTAGAAATGAATTAGTCCAAATGAAACAAAATATATATGAAGGTAATGATTTTAGAAGTCCTTTGGTTCCACAACCAACAGAAGAACCTTACTATAACGAACAAGAGTTTTTACAAACCTTACAAGATGAGGAAATGATGAAACCTGAACCTGTAAGAATAGAACCAATGAAAAAAATGGGACAAGTTCTTCGTGAAAGAGCACAATTAATGGGTAGAGGTATTAATAAAGAAGAAGCATCAGAACTACAAATGAGAAATATTTAATCTGTTAAAATTTATCTTCCCCAATCGTGTCTTACTTCATATCCTAATAATTCATCTTCATAAGGTTTTCTATAATGTTTTATTGCTTTTGCTTTTTTGAACTTGGTTTTATCATAGTAATGCGTTTTAGTTTCAAAAGTTTGAAGCTTAAAAGCATCAGGATTATCTGATGTAGTTCTACCACTATCTTCATATTCTTTCCAAGAAATACTTGTTTTATTTATCTTTACAACAACTCCTAAACGATTACCATTTTTCCAATACATAACTTCATCTCCAACACTTACATCTGGTAATTCATCAATTATTTTAGGAGGGTTTGTTAGCAGTGCTAATGCTTTCATATTTTCTAGTGTTTTATAATTGGTGAATAGTTGTTTATAAATCATTCGTTTTGCTTCTGCTGGATTTTTTTTAAAATTAGTTAGACGCTTGTTACAATTATTCTTGAATAAATCATGAACCTTATCAACTCCTAGTCTTTCAAGTTTGCTCCAATCAATTCCATAATCCCATATTCCAGCAAATTCTTTTATCATAGTCCAACAATCATCAACTATATAAAACTCTTTTTTTTTAGGTGTGAAGGATACTTCACCACGATTTTTTAACTCGTTAAGCAATTCATCGGTAGTCATTGAGGAAGCCATTATAATATTATAAGTGAGATTTCTTTAAGTAAAAATAAAAATCAATTTTTATAAGTTAGTCACCCCGTTTTATGTTTCTAGTTAAAATTTAATATTTACATCTATATAATGAAAATAGTTATACCCACCTACAACAGAGATACAATAAAAACATTAGAGCATCTAAAAAATTATGATATTTATATTTTTGTAGTAGAAGAAGAATACGATAAATATTTGTCTCTATATCCAAAATATAATATCATTGTAGGAGTAAAAGGAATAATGAACCAGCGGAACTTTATTACAGATTATTTTGATGATGGAGAAATCATTGTATGTATGGATGATGACATTATAAATTTTTATCCACCTCTTGATGAATTTTTAAAAAAAGATATAGACTATCTTATAGAAAGTAAATGTGGATTAATGACTTATCCTCCTACTTATATGCATATAGATAGACGCAGAGGATATGAAGAAGGCAATTATTTTGGTGTAGGAGTATTCCATATTTTAAAGAATGATAAGTCTATAAAATTATCAGTAGAATATGGTGAAGATATTGAACGATCTATTTTATATTATAAAAAGCATGGAACAATAAGAAGTTATAACGGATATTTTAAAACCAAGTATAATGCAAGTGGAGGAAATAATCCAACCAAAGAAACAATAATACATTCTTATAATACACTCTGTCTGAAATATAATAATTATATAAGATTAAGAGATAAACCTAATATATCTTTAATTAAGTCGCCAAAAGAAAAAGAAGTAATACAACTTTGTTATTATGAATGCTTTGATAAATTATATGAATTATTTAAAGAAGTAAATTTAAGATATAGAGACAAAAGCACCAACAGAAGAGGATTTCCAAAATATCGTGGAGCAGTATTTGGATTATCAAGACCAAGATTTAAATACAAAGGTTATTTAGAACCCAGTTATGATACAAAAACATTTCCAAAGATACATGATGAACTGATG